GATTTTACAGTTGATCGAGCATTAATCACACAAGATAATGTGGCAGCGTCACAGCGACCACATGTCTATTTGGATCCAACAACATCTGCGGGAGGCGATATGGTTCTGCCTTTCGTTTGGGATTACAATGCACTTCGTTTGCCTATAGGTGATTTTTCACGTATGGGTGCAGTTTCTATTCGCACGCTTACTGATTTGAAGCATGCGAATGGTGCGAGTGATCCTATTACCATTTCCGTCTTTGCATGGGCAGAGGACATGCATTTGTCCACTCCAACAGTGCAAGACGTACTTGGATTAACACCGCAGATGGAAGAGACCATATTAGATCCGCAAGCGGATGAATATGGGACCGGCCCGATTTCCCGTCCAGCATCTATTGTTGCTAATTGGATGGGGAAGCTCCGAGATGCGCCAGTTATTGGGATGTATGCCAGAGCCACCGAACTTGCAGCTTCTGCTGTATCTGGTGTGGCGCAGATTTTTGGCTATTCACGTCCTGCTGTTTTGGATGATATTGTTCCATATCGTCCTACTTACGTTGGCAATCTCGCTAATACTAACATTCCTGATTCTACCACTAAATTATCATTGGATTGTAAACAGGAAGTTACGATCGATCCCCGAACTATGGGATTGGGCGCAACTGATGAGATGACGATTTGTAGTATTAGCACTCGAGAGTCCTATTTGACATCATTCACGTGGGGAACCGCAGCAATACCAGAGACATCTATATGGGTGTCTCAGGTTACGCCAATGTTGTGGGCGGAAAATACAAACTTAGGTAATACTGAGTTACATTTTCCTGCCTGCGCATTTGCTACCTTGCCTTTTAAACATTGGCGAGGTAGTATGCGATTTCGTTTCCAAGTGGTATCGTCGAATTTTCATAAAGGTCGTTTGGCCATTATGTACGATCCGGCAAGTGCAAGTTCTTTTACGTACGAGTACAATACCAACTACACGAGAGTGATTGATATAGCGGAAGAAAAGGATTTTACTGTTGAGATAGGGTGGGGTTCGTCGTACCCTTATCTAGAATTTCAAGTTCCAGGAGCTTCAGGAACAGATTTTCCATACAGTAATGCTTTATTGACACCAGTTTTAGACAACTTTTGCAATGGGTATTTGTCAGTGCGAGTTCTTAACGAATTGACTGTACCTAACAGCACGGTAAACAATGATGTTCAAGTCAATGTTTTTGTGTCTACTGGTGATGATTTTGAAGTATTTAATCCTACTGATGAGGGATTGCGGGCTATGACATACTTTCCTGATCCAACATTGGAGGCTCAAGGAGAGGTTATTGTTTTAGATCCGCAATCAAGTGTTGAAGAGGTTACTGACCTCGACAATGCGCCTGAGGCGTCCAAGCCTATGCAGGAAACTAATAATGAGAATTTGGCATCTACATTAAACATAATGGATGGCACTAGTGCCATTTGCTTTGGCGAGAAGATTGTATCTTTTCGACAATGTTTGAAACGATATCAGTTGTCAACTTATTTTAGTATCCCGGTTGGTCGGAGGACTTTTTATTCTCGTGTAATCAATGACTTTTTTGGTTACAGAGGGTATAGTCCTACCGGTATTCATTCAACTTCAACCGCAGATCCTTATAATTATTATTATGGGGATTTGTTGCACTACCTTACACCCGCATTTGTGGCAAGAAGGGGTGCTATTCGAAAGAAGTTTGTTTATCAAGGTTTGAATACTGGTAATGGCACTACGTTGATTCAAGGAGTGTTTGGAGCTTTAACAGCTACACGTGTTCCAACGGATCAATCGTATCAAGAAACAACAGCAACTACTCCAGTGACTTCGTCACCGGAGGATGCGCCGTATTTCATGCTTACCAATCAACCAAATGCGTGGCCTGGAACGCATGCTACACCTGTTGCAAATAATCCTGTGGTTGAGGTCGAATTGCCTTATCAACAGAATAGAAGATTTTTATTTGCGAGGGATAATGTCACATCGGACACCGATGGGCAAGGAGTTGAAGTCAACGTGATGACATCGACGGCGGTAGAAGCTTTTTCTTCCGTTGCCGAATATACATCAGTGGGAGAGGATTTCCAATTGTCTTTTTATATTGGACCCCCTATTTTGTATTATCAGTTGGCCGATCCTATTCCTTAGGTTTAGCCCTGTCCTGCCGGAGCGCGTGCGTTCGACAATAAAAGCCGGACTCTCATGAGGAGTATAAACTCATGGACAAATCCAAGCCAGTGGCGGCTTGGTGGGGTACTTTATAGTATCCTATGAGAATTATCGCAGTTCGTTTGCGATCCCGCTTTGCGGTGTATAACTTTTAACTTAACACTAGGTTTTACATCGCGGGATGCGATGGTTTTTACTAGTGCCACAAGTTTCAAGGATGTAGGTTCTCATGAATGTTCGTCAAGCCACTTTTGCTAGGTGGCCTGAGGAAGAGAG